GTATACCTCAGAAAATTCCGAGAAATCTAATAATTGGTTCTCATCGTTATCATTAGCACTATCTATCTCTAATAAGCAGAATCCATTCGTTGCAACAATCTTCCCTGGCTTGATTAATATATGCTTCAGATTCTCACGCCCATATTTACCTGCAACTATTTTCGCAAACTTGTACATTTTTTTTAAATTTAATTTCATTTGTAAGTGGTTAAGATACGTTTTTTGTTGTACTCGCTCAATTCTCCATACTGTTTAAATGTGTATGGTTTAAGTATCATGACAGTTGCCTGTTCAAATGTTTTTCCTGTTTTGATTAACTTCTCAATCATTCCAGAAAATTTAACATCTTGTTCAGAACTTTGTAGTTTTTCTATTTTCTTTTTGTTATCGGGTTTATGTCTATTGTATGTCATTTTTTAGTAGGTTAATATTTTCTTCTATTAGTAGTTCAAACTCTGCGATTCTTTCTAGCATCTGTTTTTGTAGTTCAGTGTCTTTGTCTACCCTGAACACGTATAATTGTTTTGCTTCTGGAAAGTCTGGGCAATATGAAATAAAATCACACCAATCACGACCAGTAACTAACATATGAAAGTGAATTTGCCATTTATAAGATGAGGGATAACCACCTTTTTTTAATGTCTTAAAGTGAGTAGATGGTATTACGCACTTTATTTCTATTACTCCATTTTCTCCGACCAATCCATCTGGACTATCTCCTAGGGTATCTTTTTCAAAGAATCCACCATTTTTTACCTCTACCATCTCATTTATTTCATACTCATTTCTTGCTACTGGCTCTAATTCCGTGCCACGCTCCATAACCGAGCTTGTATAGTAATCTTTTTCTATTTTCTTACCATTGAATCGCTCCAATGCAATGTGTGCAGCATAAGCCTTTGCAGGTTCTCCAAATGCTTTACCAAAGTTTGCCATAACTTTCGCAACTGCACTTGAAGTTATGCGACCCGAACGCATGTCAAACCATTCTTCGCTGTTTTGGTTTATGTCGTAGTATTTCATAATTGGATTGTTTTAGCATCAGCATCAGACAAATCAAAGTGTTTTCTCAATCCCTCTATCGTAATTTCTCCCGCTTTTAAACTTGCCTTAGCTTTTGACCATCTGGCGTGTTTTTCGTTTAGAACTTCTTTTCCTTTTGGTAATACTGTAGATATACCAACACCACCAGACTCACCAGTTGATGGATTCTTAACTGACATATCCACAAATAAACTAACTTTAATATTTCTCCAATCTTCTACAAAATAAGAACCCGTAAACTTTTTAATAGAAAGGGAATTTTTAGCATTAATCACCATTGGTTTTATGTCTTCTATAAAATAAGCGATATTTGCGTCTATTTTTCTACCCGCAACCTTAGTTCCCCACTCTTGCCTTACTTCTTTAATTGTGAATACTAATGATTTTTTTTCGTCAATCATTTCTTCTAAATCTGCGACTCCTAGGTGGTCGCTTTTGAATACTTTTCTGTAGTGTGTTTTCATCTTAATTATTGGTTAAAGTATATGCTTCATTCTCTGCTGTAATTTCTCTAAACATTTGAGACATTTTATCTTGTCCTTTTTGTCTTAAATCATTAAGACTTTGTAGCCTGTTGTCTTTTGCTTTGTTGTACATGGTTATTTTGGTTAAGGTATTTAAATTTTACCAGAAATAAATAATTAGGTCAACACATTCGGCTAGTCATTCGTTATGAGTTATGTTTTTGTATATGTTTTAAATGTATATCAAACAATTCCTTTTCCCGTAGGTAAGGGGTTTCTTTAAAGTGAGCTTTATTGTGGCAACTCCTGCACAATCCTATTAGATTGCCTATCGTGTCATCTTTTTTTCTGCTTCTAAACACAATATGATGAATATCTGATGCAGGTTTTGCACAAACCTCGCATGGTACATATTCACCATCAGTAAAATCAAAAAATCGCCGATATACTTCTTTATAATTCATTTTCGCATTTTTTACATACGTTTAATAATTTACTCATTTAATAGCTTTAAAAACACTTCTCTGTCTATTTTAATTATTCTGTGGGTAGTTGTTCTAGCAGGTGGTAATAAGTTATACAAAACAGCTCTTGTAAGCGTTTCTGCATAACATTCTTCAACCTTATGTCTTTTAGTGTTTCTGCAGTATTCTGTTGGCTGATATTGCTCACGTTCAAATGCTCTTTTCCAGAACATTCTTCGTAATGGCGTTTTCTTTTCCATATCAAACCAATGAGCTGTCTCATGAATTATAACGTGCTGAATCATATCTTCTGGTATTTTTCTGCTTATACGGATTGCATTACTGTCAGGATAATATCTTCCGTACGTTCCATTTGGTAGTTCAGTATAAATTCTAGTTGGTAATGCAAAAGAACTTGAAGTAAAATATAGAGTTGCTAGTATGACAGCCATTAGTGTTAATGTTTTATTCATTGTTTAATTAATTTAGCATTGTTGTAATTTATCCAAAAAAGAAATGCTTTTTTCCCAGTCTCTTTTTCTCCACTCCTTATAGGGCAACATCCACAAGAACCACAAGTACCAAGGTTTTTATTATAACTAAACGTGAACCTTTTGCGGTCTACTTTTAAAACCTCCCTTGTTTCTTTCTTAGTTTGCCAGACATCGCCAACTTTATGTATGAATCTTTTTTTAGATTCTTTAGGTGTTGTTATTTCATAATTCATTTGTTTAGGGTTTAAAATTCTTCCTCTAATTCCATTATTTTACGAGAAATTATCCCATGAGTTGAGTTTTTATGGGAAACATCTCTAATGCTATTTAAAACCTCAATCTTTGCTTCTCTCTTTGCCTTTTCTATTTCTTTTTCAATGAAACTTGCCCAATGACTTTTTAATGCTCCCAAAAGACTGTGATTTTGTTTATTAAACTTTTCAAATCTTTCTCGCCAGCCGTTTACTTCTTTATTCATTGTTTAATTATAATAAAAGTGAGTAACATTTTTTAACCACGCCTCTGGTCTATCATCTCCCGAGTACCTTATAGCAAGCTCAATGTCTGGAAATCTACCATATAACCTTTTCCATAAATCCCTAAAGTATAAATGAGATGTCTCAAATCTTTGTCCGTTAATTGTCGCGGGGAATTTAGCAGGCTTTCCTTGTATTTTAATTCCTAAGCAATTATCTAATACAGTAAAATTCGTAACAATTCCGCAGTTCCTTGTTTCGTGCATTGCAACCGCTAGACTTAGTTTTCTCAAATCCGTTCCATCTGATAGAAAATATTCAGATTCTTTTTTTTCTTTTTCCCACTCAACAGGATTCTCAAACATACTCACCAATTCTACTTGGGCGATATTTCTATCTGGATATAGCTCATGGAATCTTGGTTCAGCTCCTACAGTCGGTAAAGCAATTCCCACAAATAGTACTACCGCCGCAATACTCATTTCTGTTATTACATACTTGAAATCGATTTTTGTTTCTGTCATTTTATTTTGGGTTATATTGTTGAAGTTCAAATGTTCTTTGACTCATTAACTGATTTAAATCCTCCTCAGGCATTTTATCCTGAAGCAAAACAAATCCAGTTAAACAGAACAACAATGTAAATATTCCATACACCACCCACTCCTCTGGGTAAATTTTTGCCACTTCTATCGAGTCGATAGATTTTTTCATGAAGCCGATTATTTTATTTAAATTTTTCATTTTTATTTGGTTAAATTTTAATTTATTTTTCTGATTGTCCTACTACCCACGAATATTCTAGTAATGTTTTTATGAATACAATCTGACTAGTGCTAAATAATTTCTCAAGGCTTTTTTCTTGTGTCTGATACCATTTTTCGAAACTCATTTTTATTTGGTTAAATATATTGGCTTTTTTCGTAATCATCTCTCGCTACCGCTTCCTCGTTTACTATTTCCTCGTTTTCTTCTTCACATACTTCACACGTTTCAAACTCATAGTCGTCTAGCGGTTCTTTACAGTATTGGCAATTCATGATTTTTTTGGTTAGTAATCGTTATCTAGTATATAGAAGTTTTATCACCATGTCAACACTTTCTGCTGTTTCTTTTTATTATATGTTTTAAAATATAGTTAATTGGTCTGTATATACCTTTAATCGTGCCATTGCACCGTCATAATACTCTTTATCTAGTTCACACGCTGTTAAATCAAATCCTAGGTTATGACAGGCTAAAGCTATACTTCCAGAGCCTAAATGAGTATCTAATATTTTATCTCCCTCTTTTGCGTAATTCATTAGAAGCCATTCGTAAAGCTTTACAGGTTTTTGTGTTGGGTGGATTCTTATTTCTTTATTTTTCATATCTCCTTGAATCATTCCGTGCCAAGTAAAGACAAATTTTCTAACCGCTGTTTTAAAGCTAGAATAAGCCATTTCGCAATCCGCAAAATCTGTCTTCCCATTAACTTTATCCCAAACAATCCAACAGCTACTGTTTGCTTCGGGTATATTTTCAATAAAATGATTTGCACCCCAAATTATCTGATTTTTAGAAACTCTTTTTAATTCCGCGAAATATTCTTTATTTGGAGCTGATTTATCCCAATTTTTTGGGGTATACTTTTTTGCTTTAGCTTTCTTGCCTCTAGAATGATTTTTTTTTCCATCCTCTCTTATCCCATAAGGAGGGTCAATCAAAGCCAAATCAAAATAATTATCTGGATAGCGAGCCATTAGCTTCATATTGCATTCATTTGTTATATTCATTTTTTATTTGCTCTAAGAACTTCATTTTGTAAGTTTATGATTTTCATCACGAGTTTTTCATTACTCCATTTCAGCATTGTTAGCTGTTTTTTTGATAACTTTGTTATAATTAGTTTTCTCATTTTTAATTATTATGACGCGATAATGTAGTTTTTCCAGTCATACCTCTATTGAATCTCGCGGAATTCTCAGTAATTTCTTTCACGAACCTCCTGACGTTGTTTTTCTTTAATAATCTTTCTTGTTTTGCGTATAAATTCTTTATAGCTGATTTAGTTTTATTCTCTATTCCAATAGCCTCAAATCTAAGCTTATCAAATTCAAAAGTCTTTGTTTTCAACTGAAACTTTGATTTTCCATTTTCTGCAAACTCATTTTCCGCTTTTAATCTATCTTCTTTGTACTTATGTCCGAAGTATGAAGTAAAAACAACAATCGCGGCAATCTGGTCATTCATTTCTATAGAATTCCAGTAATTAATAACTTTTTCTTCTCCGTTTAGCGTGTAGGTTATTTTATGGTTATAGTATCTCATTGTATTTGGTTAATTATTTTAATTCCCTAAGTAGTAATTCGTAAAACTCGGCAATTTCCTTTTTATGCGCAGCAATCCATTTCTTGCTTTTTGGTTGTGGCTCTATTATATTTCCTAACTGCAAAGGTGTAGCAGTTTCTCTGTCAAATGCAACTCCCAGCATTGACTCATAATTAATCCTATTTTCCTTTTCATCATTTGCATAAATCAATCCCTGTGATACTCCACATGAGAAACTTCTCATCATTAGCTCCATTATCTTATCTTTACTCATTGTATTTGGTTAAATTTAATAGTCTTTAGGCGGTTACAGACGTTTTAGCTTGTTTTAGGTACTATCTACCCACTCATTACCTAAGTCGCTCTATATTAGCCAATAATTCTTCTAATTCTTTATGACTTTTTGCTACAAAAGAATACTCTCTAAAATATCCGCGATATGATGCCTCTAGACTTGGATAGTATCCAATAACTTTTTCCTCTGTTTTTTTGTTTTATTACTAATGTATGACTCTTTCACAACCCAGTTATTAGGGTCGTTTTCGATGAATACGTTTTTATGTAG